CAAGAAAGCGGCAGACGACAAGAAAGCGGCAGACGACAAGAAAGCGGCAGACGACAAGAAAGCGGCAGACGACAAGAAAGCGGCAGACGACAAGAAAGCGGCAGACGACAAGAAAGCGGCAGCAGCAAAAGTGAGTGCAGCCGAACAAAAGAAGATTAAAGCTGCACAAGGTTCGGACGAAAACGACTTCGTACCTAAAGAGAACGAGCGAGGACATTACCACGTAAAAATGGAAAAGAAAGTCTTTAGCCCATCGACAGGCGAGAAACTTACTAAAGATTACGTACAAATCTATTCGATTAAAGAGTGGTCTGCGTTTGAGAAAAACGGTAAAGGTTTAGGGTTTACTTGCACGGTTCTTTGGAATCCAGAAAACTACAAATAAAATCATTTTTTAAAGGGTACGTCATAATGTCGTACCCTTAATATATTAACATAATTCAAGAGTAAAATTATGGCACTTACACCAGAAGTACTAAAAGCAAACGAGGCATTAAACGGATTAACCGACGACCAAGTCGCGGCAATTACTACACTATCTGTAAACGATGAAACCTCAGTTATCAATACCAAAATAGGGGAACACCACGGGAGCATCGAAAAAGATGTTTTAGAAACGTCGGGAATTGCAAAGAATGAGGGCGAAAAGTCTTTCGATTATATGAAAAGAGTAATCGGAGAATTTAAAACCTCTGCGACAGGATCGGCAACCCTACAAACTGAAATCGATAATTATAAAACTAAAGTCGCAGACTTAGAGAGTAAAATCGAAAAGGGGCAAGGGGACCAGGCAACAGTACAAAAGTTGAGAGATACCGAAGCCAATTTGGCAGCGTTACAAACTCAGTACGATACTGACAAAACGGGTTGGGCCAATAAAGAAAAAGAGTTCCAAGGGCAAATCACAGGAATACAAGTAAACTCAGAATTTGGAAAAGCAACAAGCGGTATCAAATTTAAAGCAGGTTATCCAGAGAGTGTACAAAAAACTCTTATAGATTCGGCAAAGAGTGGTATTTTAGCAACAGCCAAACCAGATTGGATTGAGGCGGACGGTACTAAAACTATGGTATTCAGAGACGACAAAGGGGAAATACTTAGAAACAAAGGTAATGCGTTACAACCTTACACGGCAGCGGAATTAATCTCAGAGAGATTAAAAGATGTTATCGACGTAGGGCAAAAGAAACCAGGAACGGGAACGCAGAATCCAGCAGGAACACCGGACACAATCGATTTAGTGGATGTGGCAGCAGCCCAAACACAAGTCGAGGCCGACGAAATTATCTCTAAATACTTGTTACAACAAGGCGAGTTGCGAGGTACGGAGGCTTTTTCTACCAAGCAAAAAGAGATCCGAGATAAAAACAACGTATCTAAATTACCGATGCGATAATATATTTAATACCCTCGGTTTTACTGAGAGTATTTTTTTTTAACTTAAAAATTACAGAAATGAAAATATTTATCTTAATCGTTTTATCGATCCCGTTTATTACTGAAGGACTTAAATATGTACTCGGTAAAACTCGAAGCACCCCAAACATAATTGTCCAGGCCCTATCTTGGATTGTTGGGGTGGTTACTATGATAATCGCACAAATTTCGGGACTTTCAATCCTCCAGGACGTGTCTATTTTAACCGCAATGTTATACGGATTATTCGCCGCACTTTGTGCGAACGGGATAGCCGATACAAAAATTATACAAACATTCCTTTTATTATTTAAGAAAAAGGACTAATTTAGCAACCAAAGTAAAATAACGTGCAAGGGTAACACAGTTATAAAATTATTAACTCACTAAAATTTTAATCAATGTCATTGATAAACACACGTATTCAAAACGTAAGATCGTCAAGCAACTTGGATAAAAACGAGTTACGCCCTAGCCGTTACGGTGGGTTAAACTTGTTTATGCAACAGACTGCCGATCCTGCCGGGATTATAACTCCCGAACTAAAAGCCGCAGCTGAAAAGTCAATCGGTAACACATTACAGACTCCTGTAATCGATTTCGATGGTGGAGTAACAATCGGGAACACTCGATCGGTTACTATTGCAGACAGCGAGAACACTTCGCAAATGCACACACTTACATTCGCCACTTATTCGTGGGGTTTCACTATTGTACCTTCTAATTTTATGAACAACGAAGTATCTATCCAAAGAGATTTCGAGCGTAAATTTAATAAGTATTTATACAAGTTTGGGGAAACTTTAGACGCCGCAGCAATTGCAGCTCTATCGACTGCGAAAACACAAGTATTCGCCGATACATTAAACTACTCAGTAGTTGCGAACGCTATCCAAGCGTCATTCGCACAGAGAGAAAATATAATCGGGGACATTAATCCTATGTTAGCGGCAAACGACCACTTTGGACAAATCCACTTATTAGGAAATGCAGGTTACGAAAGTATCATCCGTAAATTAGCCGAAAAGGATATTTACAACTCTGAAAATAAAACGTTAGAGTATAGCGATAAAATCCTTCACTTTAGTACGAGAGTACCGAACGATGCACCAGACTTTGCAAACGCTTACGCGGTACAAGGTGGCTCAGTTGGTATGCTTACAAGATTCGAGAGAGAATCTTTATTGGGTACTAAAATGGCAGACGGTACGGAATGGGGTATCGATACTTTACCGATGTTAAACTTTCCAGTAGGAACGTACTTCTACGAAAGTAAAGGAGATTTCAGTGCCTTAGCGGGGGCTGCGACAGCAGACAACACGAGAGCAAGAAAGGAACATTACGGTTTTGCCGTGGATGTTGCAATCTTAACACCGTATAACAGTGATCCAGCAACGATTGCAAACCCAATCGCCAAAGTAACTGTATTGTCTTAAAAAGAAAAAACTTTCTATTTTTATTTTTTCATATTTTTTGATTATTAGAAACTAAAGGGATGGCGTTAGCCCTCCCTTTTTTCGTAAAATATACTAAGCAATGTACAGACCTAGCGAAATAAAAGCAAATTTAACCGACCTTTGGGGATGGCGTCAGAACTATAATACTGCCGATTTTACAATCTCGGACAGTCTTACTCAGACTATAACAGGACAGTATTACCAGGAGGTACACCCTTTAGTAACGTTGGAGAACGTCAAGGCCTTAGCACCCGATTTTAAAAACATTAATTACGACGGGTGGGTAATTGGTACACAATACAGAGTCGGCGACCGTACAACTCTAAACGAATTACATTACAGAGCCAAACTCGATAATATTGGATTGACACCAGAGACGAACCCGACAGAGTGGGAACGATTCGACCCGTTTTCTGAATGGTTGGAAACGAAAACCCAGGCAAGCGTACTGAAGGCGATACGTTCTTTTTGGGATAGTAAGATGGCAGACAATGAAATGCGTAACGTATTAGAGAATAAAACTCTATTTAACGGTACTGCACGAATTAAAAATCTGGTACCGACAGGATCTAACTTTGTCGGATTTGAACTTGTACCAATTAGGGCCAACGGAATAACTACCAGGATCGACAAAATAGGGTTACAGTTTACAGGAACGCAGGACGTTACTTTATATTTATACCATTCGAGTAGAACCCAACCAATAAAGACCGAAACATTTACCCGTACAAGAGACGGAGGGATGCAATGGTTTGACGTTGCGGACTTCTTACTCCCTTACTCTAGTAGTGAGGTGGATTCGGGCGGGAGTTGGTATTTAGTTTACGACCAGACGGCCGTGTCAGTAGGACAGGCAATATCTAAAGATAAAGATTGGAGTAAAAAACCGTGTGGTACTTGCGACCGCGACGAGGTTTCGGCGTACAGAGTTTGGAGTAAATATTTAGAAGTACACCCCTTTAAAATCGGAGGGGACCAGGTAACAGGAGGGGCACTCTGGGACGTTGCAAATAATCTTTATACCTACGAAACGAATTACGGATTAAACCTTCAGATTACTATCGAGTGCGATATAACGGATTTAATTATACAACAAAAGAAAGCGTTTCAAAATATAATAGGTTTGCAAGTTGCTATCGATATGCTTAGAGAATTTGCGTATAATCCGAGTTATAAGATAGGCCGACAACAACAGAACCCTGGATTATCTAAAATGGAAATCCTTTACGAACTTGATGGAGACAGTCAGAGTTATAAAAAAAGTGGTCTAGGCCACGATTTCAGTAACGCAATGAAAGCGGTTAGTTTAGATATTAAGAATATGAGTCGAGTATGTACCCCGTGTAAAAACGGAGGCGTTCGATATAAAACGGTTTAGTTTTGAAACGGTTAGACGACTTAATAAATAAGTTGAAATCCTTAGAGTCTGAAATGTTCGAGGCCGTTAAAATGGTACTCCAGGACAATAAAGAAATTATCTTGGATATGAACTCAGAGGAACAACTCTACGAAAAGGGCATTACTCGCCACGGTGTAGAAATTGCAAGTTTCGCCCCGTACAGTCCAATAACCGTTGAGATCAAAAGAGAAAAAGGACAACCGACCAACAGAGTAACACTCCGAGACGAAGGCGATTTCCATTACTCTTTTTATATCGAGTTTACCGAAACAGGATTCGAGATAAAAGCCTCAGATTGGAAAGCTAAAAATTTGGTCGCCAATTACGGAGAAAGTATATTGGGTTTAACTGAGGAAAATTTTAGAGATTTGGCCGTTAATTATGTGGCCCCAGAAATATTAAAAATACTTAAAACGTTATGACAAATATACCAACAGTCCCAAAACCAGAGAGTCCCGCTTTTATGGACGAAGTAGTGGTACAGATACAGGATATTTTAAAAGCGAACATATCTTGGTTAAATTATTCCTTTGGTCGTAGTCAAACTCTAATCGACAAAGACACAAAGAAAGTTTATCCCGCCATACATTTAGGTTATGAAAAATATATTAATGTTTTCCCGGACCAGGAGTTGGGAAATTATAGTTTTTTAATATTCCAAGATCCCCAGACTATCGACTCAAAATTGAAACCTTACATAAAAGTAAGTCAAAAATTTAGTATTGTATTCTGGTTTGATCTAGGTAAAATATTCGTGGACCAGAAAGACCGAAGTTTGGAGACTGTAAAATTACAAATCCTTAAAGTCTTAAATACAAAAATGTTACTCAACAAAGGGAGTATTAAAATGTCTGAAATCAAAAAGGATGCAAAGAATATTTATCGAGAGTACAGCGTCAACGAGTTAGAAAGTCAATTTTTAATGCACCCATACGCAGGTCTGAGGTTCGACGGCGTTATGGATTACACCAGTACAGTTTGTTAATATGGATTTAATAATTATAAACGGATTAATCTCGGCTTTTTTAATACTCTTAATCTCTAAAATAGGATTGAGAGAGTACGGACAGACCTACGGGCCCAGGTTAATATCGAAAATATTTAACTGCGATTTCTGTTTAGCCTTTTGGATTAACGTAATTGTCTCAATTATTTTGTATATTTTTGTTAAAGATACGACCGTATTTCTTTTTTCTTTTGTATCTACACCAATAACACGAGTTTTGATATGAGGACAATAAAAATAGGAAGGAAAACAGTAGAGTTTTACGATGCGATAGACGAATTACCAATCCGTCGTTATCATAAATTTAATAAATATATGTTAGTTGATAGCGGGATAGGTTCAGACCTTAACGATATTAACGACCATATTGCAAAAATAAAAAGATTCATAGGTAAGAAAGACGAAAAGAACGCCCAATTACAGTTGGAAAATTTAAGAACGTCTCTTTATATGATCGCTAACGAGACGAACGTCCGACATTTATCCTTTGCCATTTTGGTAAAAAGTATAAACGGTAAACCCGTTACGGATTTGTCCGACGAGAATATCGAACGGATTGCCAAAAGTTTTGACAATGAGAAAAAAGGATTTATAGATCGGGTTATTGACTCGATCAAAAAAAAAATCGATTTGGAATTGGTCGTATATTTTCCGGGGCAGTTCGAGGACGCCCAAGTAAAAGAGTACCACGATAGAATCCGTAGTCGAACCCTTTTAATTTTATCGGAGATTATTACCAATAAAAAAGAGACAGACAAAATACATAAAATCGACGACTATTTAATGAGTTTGGTAAATCCAAAATCTTTTGCAGGTAAAGAAAGCGTCGAAATAATTTACGATAAACAGTTCGAGGAAGCCTGTACCTTTTTAGAATCCGAAACGGGTGCAAGAGTTGACGACTTAACTGCGATGCAGTTCTTTAGTAAGTTCGAGTACATTAAGAAAAAACATAAGAAAAAATAATTATGGACAATCCGATTAAATATTCTCAATTTATACAACCCGACCAGAGTGTATCTAATTTGATTGTACAACTTGAACAGTTACAAACTAAATACACCGAGTTACAAGCCAAAATCTCTGCCGATGCTGCCAAGATTGAGAAATCTTTAAAGGGTGTAAACAGTGCCACCGAAGCAGGTCGAGAAAGTACCCGAAAGTCTGCGACAGATGCGGACAAATTAGCAAAAGCAAACGCCGATTTAAAGAAGTCTCAATCGGATGTCGCTAAAGAGTTGGCAGTACTGAAGGCAAAACAGCAGCAACAAAATAACATTAATAAACTTACTGCAAAAATTAACGCCTCGACTGAGGGGTCTTACAATAAACTATCTGCACAATATAGTCTGAATAAGATTAAATTAAACGCAATGAGTAAGGCCCAACGAGACGGGACGAAAGCAGGTAAAGCGTTGGAAAAAGAGTCTAAAGCTCTGTACGACGAAATGAAACGTTTACAAGAGGCCACGGGTAAAACCTCTTTAAACGTTGGTAATTATAAGGATTCTCTAAACGCCATGCCTGGTCCTATGGGCGGGGTCGTGTCTGGTACTAAGGCAATGGGTAAACAGTTGTTAGTATTGGCAGCAAATCCGATTGTCGCAATAGTGGCCCTAATCGCGGGACTGTTTATTCTATTGGTTAAGGCAATGAAAAGAAGTGAAGAGGGACAAGACCGTTTAAATAAAGTTATGGTCGTGGCGTCCTCTATTTTCGACAACGTTATGGATGTCCTAACCTTAATCGGAATAGCTCTGTTTGATTCGTTACCGAAAGCGTTTCAAATGTTTGTGAATAATTTTAAAATATTTGTAAACGCTTTTAAGTCGGGTATTTTAAAAGTCCGTATCGCTTGGAATGAATTTACCAACGATGCCGAAGAGGCCGACAAGTTTAAAAAGGAACTGAAGGACTTACAAACTGAGACAAAAAATTTAGTCGCAGAACAAAAGAAACTCGGTAAACAAATCGTGGAGACTTTTAGCGAGTCAATAGAAAAAGCCAAAGACTTAGGAAACGAGATCCAAAGGGACATCGTTGCCGCTAAAAAATTGGCAGACGCCCAAGCATCATACAACCGAGAAGAGAGACGAGTAATTGTCGCAAATGCAAAATTAAATAAAGCGTCGGCAAAGGCCCGAGGGGATGCCGAACGTCTTAAACTTTTGGACGCTGAAAAAAGTATCGCAGTACTACAAAAAAGTTTTGATTTAGACGAAAAAGTTTTGGCAAACGAACTGAGTTTGGCAAAGGCCCGAGCGAGTATTTTAAAACAAACCTCTAATTTAGCAGTTGACGACATCGAAGCAAAGAAAGCCATCGCAGAGGCGGAGGCTAACGTATTCGACGTAGAAACTAAGTTTAATAATCTTAGGAGACAAAGAGTCCGACGTATGAATATGTTACGTATGGAGGCTTTTAAACAGGAAAAGGAACGAATGAAAGCGTACGCCGCTTTAAATAAGTTCCAACAAAGTTCGATTATCTCTGCAAATAACGCCATACTTGCGTCTGACAGTGCGACATACGACGAAAAGAATAAAGCTCTATTATCTAACGCCCAACTTGCGACAACTGTTTTACAGGAAAACTCTGTTATCACTCTAAAAGAATTACAGAAACGTAAAGAATTACAGTTGATTTCTGACGAAGATTATGCACTACAAAAAAGGGTAATCGATGCAAAATTGGCGGACGATATTTTAAAAGTTAGTGATAAACTCCAAAAAGACCAAAATAAATTGGCGGAGGTTAAAAAGGCCGCAGAACAAAAAGCGAGAGACGAAAAATTTAAGTTAGCAGAAGAAACCATCGCACAGGAATACGACTTGGAAATGTCTCGAATTGATATTCTAAAAGCGACCGAAGCCGAAAAAACTAAATTACGTTTAGAGGCTGAGAGGGACAGAATCCAAAAAATACTGGACCTAAATAAAAAAGCGGGTGGAGACTTAACAGCGTTGCAAATTGCAACAATGAAAAACACCATCGAGAAAATAAACCAAGAGATTAGCAAGGTACCAGATGGAGGGGATCTCTACTCTAAATTAGGATTGAATTTAAACGACGACCAAAAACAGGCCATCGAAGATAGTGCAACCCACGCACTCGAAATAATCCAAACCGTTTTGGATGCGAAATTGGAAGCGGCAGACAGAGCGTTGGAAAAAGCAGAAGAGGAGACCGCGTCCGCAGAGTCTAAAGTACAACGAGAAATCGAGGCCCGAAATAATGGTTATGCAAATAATGTGATCGGAGCCCAACGAGAATTGGAGTTGGCAAAAAAGAAAGAGGCCGACCGATTAAAAGAGAAAAAGAAAGCTCAGAAAGCCCAAGCCATAATCGACACGGCAATGCAGATAAGTAGTTTAATTACTGCGACGGCCGAACTATGGAAATCAAACGCAGGTATTCCTATTATTGGGGCAGGTCTTGCCACGGCGGCCACTGCCTTAATGTGGGGATCTTTCGCAGCGAGTAAGATAAAAGCGGCCACAGCAGCAAAAGAAAAATTTGGAGACGGTGGATTGGAGTTCCTAAGAGGTGGGAGCCACGCAAGCGGAAACGACATCCCTATCGGTACAACCGACAGCGGAAAACAAAGAACCGCAGAGGGTGGCGAAGCGATGGCGATTATAAACAGAAAAAACACCCGTAAATACAGAGGTGTATTACCTGGAATTATTAAGAGTCTTAATAGTGGTACTTTCGAGAAAGCCTATTCAAACAGTTTTGTCGATGAAAATAATAAACTTATTTTAGCAGAATCAAACTCCGATTTTTCTAAAATGGAAAACAGTTTGGAGGCTATCCGACAGAATGGCGAAAAACGAACTTATATCGACGGCGAAGGTCGTTTGGTAGAAGTTTATAAAAATATTAAACGAGTTTATGTATAAATTTATATTAAAACATAGAATCGGATCGGGTAAAAATCTAATTGATCCATATAAAATTCGACAGGGATATTTACCCGATGCCGCGGGGTCGATTAGTGGGTACGACCATACGGATTTTATAGAAGTTAGTACAGGAGTTTATACCTATTCAGAATCAGGATCTATCTTTTACCCAAATAGACACGCTACATTTTACGATTTTTGGGGACAAATAATCGACGACGACGTAACCTTCAATACAGAATTGACAATCCCGAGCGGAGTTCGTACCATTAAATTAGCTTTTCAATCCGACGAAAATGGATTGTCGGCAGAAAACGCCTGTTTTGCAAGACTTTCGGGAACTCCTTACGAACCATATTACACATCGAGAGAAGTAAATCCGATTTATAAATCTTTAAAATTGGAGTACGACAAGGCGGGGACGGGCGAATATTACAGACGAAAACTAAAGGGTAATTTAACCCTTCAGAAAACCGACTATAATTACATCGATACCCTTGCGTTTGATACTGAAATGTTTTTGGATATTACCGACTCGGAAAACATAGTGGAAAAGTATATCGGTTATTTTTTCAAAACAGATTGTAAATTCAATCACGACGATTTAACTGTACAAGTTAGAACTAAAGTCCTGGACGATTACGAAAAAGTTTTGGGGGGTATGCAAAAAATATACAATATTTTAGAACTTACACCCGAACTCGAAACGGTGGAAATGACTCGCCGACCTATTATACAAGTGTACATCCCTGGGGATAATGTTCTCACAAACATTTTAGGGGGTACTTATTGGGAGCAGGAATTGCAAGTCGATCCACTATTCGACCATAACACTCTGGTAAATACTTATAAATTTTACAATACTCAGAATATACGTACTATTCCGTCAAGTGCTGCAACAGGATTAAGTACAGATGTTACAGGGACATACGACGATAATCGTTTAAATGCAAACGGTCTTTATAGATTGATTGAGGAATCGGACACGATATATTTTAACTTTACTAGATACCGATATAAAATACAAAGAGTTTCGGACGACGTAATTTTATACCAAACAGGGTACACAAATTGGCGGGAAACAGGAGTTAACCTTTTACCATTTAACGGGGTAAACGGAGAAACAGGGTCTTTCTATTTTGTAGAATACCGAATTTATGCAAGGTATTACACGGACATTCTGGACACGGGGACGGTATCGACTTACGGAATACCAAGCACAGACATAGTCGCAAATAATTCTAATTATAAAAGAGTTGTCGGGTACAATTTAGGTACGACGAGGTTTACGATTTATGACGAGTTTTTAACCACCCCAACAAAATACGGACGAGTTCCCGACGATGCCCCAGACGGTGGATTGTATTACAGAGGTTTACAATTACCTAGCTCGACGGGAATCGACAGAGAGCCCACTCCTATAAGTTCGAGCAATTGGCGTGCCGTGTCTCTTTGGTTTTTGTCCGACGACTCGGTACAGTTTACGGAATTTGGGGACGGACTTAAATTTAATTTACGGGATGCGTTTCCTCTGAGTTCGGTAATACAAAACCTATTGTCTGAAATGGGGGCGAATGTATCATTTTTAAAAGATACCGAACACAGCGAATTTTTTTACGCGACGACAAACCCTTTAGGTGGTTTCTCTTATATGGGGACTTACAGTCTTTTTAATAATCCCGATTTTATCGGAAACCTCGATTATTTCATTACTCCTAAATCAAACGTCGTAAATGCGAACTACGACCAACCGGCCCGAAAAGCCGAGTTAAGTTTGCAACAAGTTTTTAAAATGTTAGCCGATATTTTCAAGGTACATTGGCACATCGATAAAGGTCGTCTAAGATTGGAGCACATAAGCTGGTACCAAAAAGGAGGGACATACTCTTTTACTCCGATAGTAGGTACGGACTTGACAACTTTACAAAATGTAAAGACGCATAAAAGCTGGGATTATTTACAAAATAATTTCGAGTATGATAAAGAGGCGATGGCCGAACGTTACGAATACGGCTGGATGGACGATGTTAGTCCAATTTTTGAAGGGAATCCGATAGACATAGTTAGTAATTTCACACAGGAGGGTAAAATCGAAGATTCCAGCAATGGTCGATTTACAACAGATATTGACTTTATACAGTCAAACCCGCAGGAAATAAGTAAAGATGGTTTTGTATTGTTGGGTGCAGTTAACGAGTCCGGAGTCTATAAAATTCCGTACATGCGTTGGTACAATCCGAACTATAAACAATTTATGTTGCAAAACGGTTTTTTATCCTGGTCCTATATTCACGGAAAATACCACACTAGCGATTTACCTTCAGACAATGTAATTATAAACGGACAGGAGGTAACTTTGTACAGTAACATCACAAAACAGAAAAAACAAAAAGTAAAATTCCCGTTAGTGGAGACTTTCAATCCTTACCAATTAATAAGGTCGGGAATCGGGAATGGTAAAATACAAAAATTAGCGGTCGATTTAGAAAGTTATATGGTTGACGGGGATTTAAAACACGATACAGATGGAAACACCTAATAATAATTTGAACATATTACCTTTTTACGATTCGATAGATAAACAGAATCATCGTAAAACGTACGCGTTCGACAGTACTTTCAATCTAATATCTGAAAATGTACGTCTTTTACCTTTTCAATTAAGACGCGAACACTCGGCAGGGGCGACTATTAATAAAGTCAATCTAGTTAATTTAGAAACGGGTGTAGTTACTAATATTTTAGCCCAGGCCACGGGTGCAGGATTGGGGGTACTAGAGTTTTCCTCTGAAGGTTACGACTTAATAATAAACCCGTCTCTTTTAATTTTTCCAACTCTGCAAATGGAATTGGGTAAACATTATTTAATCATAGGAGACACAGCGAACAATACTTGGTACAGTGATATTTTTAACGTGGTTAGGGATATTAGTCCATATTTAAAGCTGAGTTATTGGGATGAAGATAATTTCGTACACTCTGACGGACACATCGATTACTCAATCCCTTATAAAAATTACGTATATTTACCAACAGAAATTGGAAAACCAGAATATCCGTTTGAAGAGGTGGCCCAAAAACGAGACGGACACTTGTTTATCGAAAAACAAATAAGTGAAAAAAAGTATAAATTTACGTTTATTGCGCCCGAGTTTCTTTGCGACGCGTTGAGAATTGTAAGGATGCACGACCATATCGAGGTATATTCTAAAGACCAAACCTACGACGTGGAAACAATAATACTAGAACCGAAATGGCAGAGACAAGGCGATTTAGCCTCAGTAGAAACCGAGTTCGAGTGTAATACAGTAATAAAGAAAATAGGTAAAAGTATTGTTTCGTCTGGGAGTTCTGGGGATTTCAATGCCGATTTTAATAACGATTTTAACAATTAAATACAATGTCATACGAGAGCCTAAAATCCGCAGTAACGGCCGTAATAACTGCAAACGGTAGTAATGAAATAACAGGACAAATCCTTCAAGATTTAATAAATAACAACCTTATACCGAGTTTAGGCGAAAACCTTTTTATGGGAGTGGCTACATCGACCACAGTTCCGCAGGTTACACCTGAAAAAGGTATATATTACGCAGCTTTTAAACAAGGTACGTATGTTAATTTTTCGGGGGTTGTAGTAAAAAATCAATTTTGTTTTTTAAAATATGATACTGTAAATTCTGTTTGGGAAAAAATAGTACTTCTAACATTAAAACCAGAGTTATATCGATCGTCTCTGGAACACTCTTTGTTTTTAACCGACGAGAATATCGCAAACGGAAACGTTTTTGGTGGTAGGGTACAAAAAATAGACGGATCAACGGTATTAGATGCAAACTGGTTATCTACTGATTACGTGTACGTACACCACAACCCAACAATTACGAGAGTGGCAACGGCATTTTCTCCGACAGGGAGTTCAGTTGCGGGGATTTCTTTTTTTGATGAAGATTTAACATATCTCGGTTACGTAGAAACTATACCCGAAACCTTCACGTATAAAGCAAAAGATTATTACCCAGAGGCCTATTATATGAGAGTTTCGGGGGCTGCGAGTCTTGGAATTTCTCTTAAATTAAAACACGGGATCGTTAAAGACATAGAAGATTTAAAAATACAATCGTCTTTACTTATAACCCGAACAGACTACGCCGAAAACCCGTTAATTGGTTTTTTAGATAGTACAGGAACTTTTATAAGCTCTGCAAATTGGAGATCTACGGATTTTATAGATACCTCAGTAGTGAAAACAGTTTCGTACCGAGGT